CGCATGTGCCTGATGGGGAACGCCAGGTGAGCGGCGTGCATGACACGGATTACACCAAGATGGACGAGACGATCAGCAAATATATATATGAGGAAGTGTTCGTCAAGTTCGTCTTGGCCTTTGTCCACCCCAACGACTGCGAGGAAGTCAAGAAAGTACTCGCAGACAACGTGGACATCACCACGATGCTCAACGGCAAGCCAATCAACACCGGCTTCAAGAACAACAGCGGCTCAGGCGTGACTACCGAGCTCAACACAATTGTTGCCGCTTTCGTTGAGTACGTGTCAACGTGCCTTGCAATCACGAAACACGTGTATCGGGTCAAACACACGAAAGAAGTCGACTTTTCCGTCGTCCGCAAGAACACGATCCGGAATGCACTTGTGCATTACCGCGACTCTAACGATCTCAGCCACATCTTCTGGGGCGGGTTCATGTTCAGGGGCGTTGAGGTCGACATCTACAGCATCCCCTACGCTGTCATCGGACCCAAGTTCGGGGACGACGGCGTGGGCGCCCACCTTCCGCATATCACTGACGCTGATTGGCAATCGGCGGCCATGTGGTTCACGGTTGCGATCGGGATGAAGCTGAAAGTGTCGTTTTCGCGGCCTGAGGATGGAACTTTCTTCCTCGGTCGCTTCTACCCCAGGCCCCTGCAGTCACTGGCTTCGTATGCGGATGTCGCTAAGGCGTGCCGCAAAATCTCTATCGCTAGGAATAGGGATATCGAGAAGTACAAGCTTAAGCTGCGTGGGTACTGGACGACAGACTCGAAAACGCCTGGAATTCGTGAATACCTCATCGCAGTCGCGCGAGTGTACGGCGTCGAGCTTCGGTGCTACGAGGGCATCGTTGAGCTTGACGGAATGGGCCGCCCAGTGCTCTCTGATGAGATGGCCCACTTGCTCGCGAACGACAAGGACATGTTCTACCGCGTTGCGAACGGCCCATACGACGTCACGGACGAGGACGTGCCGATGATGTCGGAGGCCATCGCGCCCCAGCTCAACTTCGAGTCCTCTGCGGAGTTCGAGATGTGGATTGACGCGCTACAGGACTGTGCCACGTGGGAGGAACTCGATGCCTTCCAAATCCCGGGTGCTGACTTTGACCCCGATGCGGAGCCTGAGGGCACCGTGCGGATGTCAGGTCCAGCTGCCAATCTTCTACAGGCTAACTCCCCTCAGCCGTCGGCGACGGCTGAATGCTCATTTGAGGATGTTGTCCTGGCTGCTGAGCTCGCTGTTGAGCAGTACCTCGCGGAGGTAGAAGATTCGAACCCGTCCGAGTGCGCCGAGGCGGCGTAAACTCGGGCGTGCAGCGCCCCTCTCAGCGTACGCTTCTTTCTTGCTGCTTAACCGCAGAGATGGTTCTCAGCGTGCGTCATCCGTTAGGCAAAGCTAGCCGAATCGGTGGGGCTGGGTGAGAGGTTGACCCCCTCGAAAGCTACTGGCTTGTGCGCCCTCACCGGCGTACGAAAGAAGACCAGGCGAGTCAGCACACGCGGCTCGTCATGGCCGAGACAACTGCCCCAACTATGACACCTCAGCAGCTTGTGTCAGCTGTGCGTAGTAGAGATCCTATGCATGGCTTGTGCGCCTCTCGTCAGATCACGGACGAGGGCTGCGACTGGCTCAAGTTCGCCCTGGACCCGTTCCATGACCTTCAGCTCGACAACTTGAAGGGATACCCTGACGTCAACACGGAACCGACCGTGATCGTCAAGGTCCGCCAAGCAATAGAGCTGTCGGCGCCTCCGGACCTGCCCGTGGGCTCAAACTGGGATTGTCACATAGCACTCTCCCCCATTGACTGGGCCAAGCCAAATGGCAAAGTCACTGATGTGGCTTCTGGAGCGACGGGATACAACGTCGCTGGTGAAGTGTTTCCACAGGGTGGTGGAGATGGAAACCCTGCCGGCATGATCAACCAGGTCGGTACGGGTTCAAGCTCGTCTGTCGACGCGGTCACCGCGCGGCTTGACGGTCTCGTCATCAATTCGGTCCCTGCTGGGGCGCCCAATGATGGCGACATGACCTTCACGCCCGGTCACTGCCCGGCGACGCCAGGAGCCGGTTACTCAGTCGAGAACATCACACTCGACAAGTACCTGGACTACGACGACACCGATCTCGGTGTCTACCGCATTGTTTACTCGGGCTTCGAGGTGGTCAACACCACGGCCCAGATTTACAAGCAGGGCGCAGTCACAGTGTATGAGTACGGGCACTCTTATGAGACCGCCCAGACGACGGTGCCGTTCGGTAAGCCCCAAGGGGAAACGCCGACCGCCGTGCCGAACTCTCTGGCCACCAATCAGTTTCGCTCTCCGCCAAATACGATTGCTGAGGCTAAGATCATGCCAGGGGCACACACGTGGCCAGCGCAGGATGGTTGCTATTGTACCGCGAAGTTTCAGGGTGAGAACCCGTTTCAGAGCGCGACCAATCGCAACTACATTATCAACCAGAACAACCCCACGGCTGATACGCGCTCTGGCTACTACCCCTCCGGGGCCGGGAACAGCATTGGCTCGTTCCTCTCCCCTGGCTTGGTCGGTCCCAACTACGAGACGACCGTCGCAGGCACCGCCAACACTGGATATGGTGGCAAGCCTGCGATGACGCAGGCGCCCGCGACCCACTTTTCGCGGATGTCTACCGCCGGCGCGTACTTCACGGGTCTGTCCCCTCAGACGACCTTGTTCGTGACCTGGCGTGTGGGCATTGAGCGTCTGCCCGCAGCAAACAAACCGACCTTCCTTGCGCTGGCTCAGCCCAGCGCAACGTTTGACCCCAATGCGCTCCTGCTGTACAATCTGATCGCAAACCATTTGCCTCCAGGTTGCCCGCAGGGGTGGAACGACCTTGGCAAGTGGTTCAATCAAATCGCCAATGTCGCCAAGCGCGTGATCCCGGGCGCTTTCCCGCTCGTCAGCACTGCACAGATGATCCTCAATGGGCTCGGTGCAGTCAACCAGGCCAAGGCCTTGCCTGACGTAGTTCGTGGAGCCCGTGAGGTCTACGCGCTCGCACGCGGTGGTGTGGGCAACGGTGGGAAACCACGTGCACCAGCCGCGCAGGTCATTCAAGCCGCTGCTCGCCGCATGCAGCAGCGGAAGCAGCAGGTAAAGGCCGTCCAGAATTTTGGGCAGCCGCCTGTTGCTGGTCAAGGTCGCCGCCGAGGCAACCGGGTCCAGAGCTTCTCCCAGATGGCTTGAGGAGTGCTCGGTTGCCAAGTAGCCCCGTGCCATATCAACATGACCGTCATTGGCACGGGATGGTCATGTCATAATTTCGCAAGCTCACTGGTCCGAGCGCAGAGAAGAAAGAGAACCGTCACACACGTGGGACTTGGCAGTCCACCAGCTCGCTTTAGCTGGCCGTCACTGA